TAAATTCTTTGCTATGTTTTCTTGAACATCACCAGGTATTACACCATCACCCGAACCCAAGAAATCACATTCCAATTCCTGAGCAATTTTACGTCTATCATATTTGAATTTTTTAGACATAGATTCAAACCACGATGAAAACGGTTTATATCCTTGTTCCAAATATTCATTATAATTTTCAATATCAAAATCATACATTACAACCTCATCATCATTATATTGTTCTCTGTTCAACATATAATGACATATATCCTGACATTTAATCCAACGTAAATCTTTGGTGTAACGAGGGTCTTTAAACCATCTTAAATCTGTAATATGAAAATCATTCACTCCACGAATAGCTTGGTCATAAACACCATAATATATTGGGTCATAACCGTTTGGTGTTGAAATTAATATAATCTTACCACCCGTAGAAAGAGAGGCCATAGATGCAGCCCAAAAGTCTTCTCCCGCTTCAATATATGCCGCCTCGTCAAATACAAGTATTGTTGGTGTGTAACCACGTAATGCATCCGCTGATGTTGCAACCGCCTTAACCTCACAACCATTATTTAATCTAAATCTACTTTCAGAGTTTTTATCAGGTGAAAATCCTACATTAATCCAATCAGGCCATTGTTCTAAAAAATGTCTAACCTTATTAGCCATTTCAACTGCAGTATCACGTTTGTTTGCAATAAGTAAAACTCTATCTGGATTATCGGGTTTAGCCAATTGTAAACGTTTTGAAATCCATGCTGCTGTTACTGTTGTAACACCCGCTTGTCTATATTTTCTTGTAATATTTTCATTATACTTTTCGTAATCGTTCAATAATTGAATTTGATCTGGAAATAGTTCTAACGGAACATATTTTTTCTGTGTATTATCGAACGTTTGTAAATAAGTTTTAAGTGCATATGGTGTATCTTTTATGATTCTTGCATATTCCTTAAGTTGTTCTATTTTAGAATTCATATATATAAATATAAAAAAAGGGAGTTAAAACTCCCTTAACAATTTATTCGTCTTTTGGTCTTGATATTCCAAGACTTCCTAAAAAGTCATCTAAATCATCATCATCAGTTTCATCACTAATATCATCCAACTCTTTATCAAATTGATTCATTGTTTCCGTATAATCAAAATCTCTAATTTCTTCTTGTATTGCTCTATACAAAAGCCCCAATAATCTTTTTCCTTGTTCTGAGTTTGATAATACTTCTTTCATCAGTACTAAAAACTCTTTAGCTGGTTTTTGTATGATATGTGAGAAGAGAATGAGTTGCAATCTATACTTGTCCTCTTCAATTAAAGTCTCTTCAGGGAATTGATTTCTAACTCTATTCCAAATTGCAGGTCCTAAACGTAAATCCCACATTTCTTTTTCTAACGTATCTTCAGAACCTTCTATATCTTCAAACGGTAATTCATTACCTTCTTCATCTTTTGGTCTTCCTTGAATTGCCACAACCTCCATCACACCTTTAATCAATTCATGAATTAAGATTGGGAAGTTTACGGCTCTTGCGTGAATAGTTGGTGGGTCAGTTTGTCTATCAACAGATTCTTTACCTCCAACCTGAGGTTCTCCTCCACCGCCACCCATCATGGCCTGCATCATATCATCACTTAACTGCCAGTATAATGTGTCGTTTACTGACATTAAAACTCCGTATTGATTAATCAATGCATCTGAACCTGTTATTTCTCTAACTCTATCGGCAACCATATGATACATGTAGTGACCTTTTTTAGAAGCACCTTGTACCATAGTATTAATCAATCTTCTTTTAGCCTTTTCTAAATCTAATGTTTGTAAATCATTATATAAATCCATTTCAACATCAACCTCATCCATTTGTGGTTGTTGTTCACCTGGTTCTTCTCTGTTGAAATCATCAGTATCAATTTCTCCCATACCAACGATTTTTGCATCGAAAATAAAATCATCATCAGATAACCCCATTTCTTTTTTAACAAGTTCAATTGCTAAATTTTCTAATTGTTCTCTATGATTATTTTCGGTTCTAACAATATTGTTATGAGCTTGCATCATTGTTTGAACTAAAGGCATAACACCTTGTTGTCCTCTTAATGGTGTTTGGTCACCAGTATATTGTCTAACTCTTTGAACAACCTCTCTGTATCTTTCAGATGCTAATAACTCTTGGAAATTTTTGTTTGGTTCGTCACCTGTTTTAGGTAGTGGAACTTTTTTTAGTGGTGTTTCACCCGCAGCAAGTTTATCTTGCAAACCTTGGTCTGGTCTATCTTGGGTGTCGAAATCCATCGGCATTTCATTTAAATTTTCATTGATGATAGAAATAAGTTTCCCTTTTGTAAATTTCATTACTTTGTTTCTTTTAACGCCTTTGGTTTAGGGTTTGGACCTGGTCCAGGTTGAAACGGTGTTTTTCTTGGATCTTTTTTTGGTGGTGTTTTTGTTCCTGGGTCTTTAGTTGGTGCTGGTTTTGTTGTCGGTTCAGTTTTTGGTTCTGCTGCAGTAACAATTGCATCATAACTCATAAATTCTGGTATACCGTTGTGTCCTTTTTTTACCTTTGGTCCGTGTTGTACCATCGTTTCAGACTCATTCAATTTATACTGTATCAATTCCATAATTTCATTCTTTGATGTAAAACTATGAAATTCTTTGTTTTCAACCAAATTTTTTACCCAATTTTTTATTTCGTTACCTTCACCCATATATTCTTTGTCACAAGTACAGTCTTTATGTGGTTTATCACAATCCTCACATCTCTTTTCGTCTTTTTCTTTTTTCTTATTCTTTAACAAAAGTTTGAAATCTTCAGCGTCAATCTTACCATTTTTGTTAGCGTCAATATTTTTTTGTTTACCCACTAATTTTTTTTCTCTTAATTCAACGTTCAATCCTTGGTCAGTCATTTTTTTAACTTCTGCTGGATTAGTTGTTGCTTTTCTCATAACAACAGAACCTTTACCCACATTAGCGGATTGTTCACTTAATATTCTTTCAGACAAATCATTCAATTGTTTGTCGGTAAACTTTACCAATGTTTTTTCTGAGAAACCTTCCTTAATTAATTTCTCTACGATTTCATTTCTTTTCATACTTCTGTTAATTTTACCTCTTCGGTTATAAGATTATAATTTCTTTGTTTTAATTTTTTGTTCACCGAATCCAATGATTCACCGAACTTAAATGTTAATCTTTCAAATTGGCTATCAAAATCAAATTTTTCCCATGCTAATGAGACCACACCATCTACAGCATCAATAACTCCGAAATAATCGGAGTCTTGAACTAATTCTAATTTTAAATCAGTATTTTTTAATAAACCAACTAAATTAACGTATTCTACGTCAGGTGATTTACTTCTTTGAGTTGCAGATGCTGGTATTTGGAACCAATCCCCCATGTCAATTTCAAAGGTCTCACTGAAAATGAATTCATATTGTTTTTGACCTTTGTAATCTGAACCAATTTCATTGACATAGATTAAATGCATTTTAATTGAAATATTTGTGCAAAGTTTGATTTATACTATTGTTAATCTCACTCTTAATTTCATCTAAATCTAACTCTTTAACTTCTTCTTCGTCACCCACTTCTTTGATTGCGTATTTTGATAAATCAATTTCATCTGTATCTACAGGAGTATTGATAAACTCATCCAAAGCCGCCATTGAATCATATTCAGCAACTTCCTCAGGTGCAGGTTCAGCCGCAGGTTCTTCTGCAGGAACTTCAGCGGTCGGTTCTTCACCACCCACCTCTTCTTCTCTTTCAAACTTCTTACCAATTTCTTCGATATCCTCATCATCCAATTTATCTAAATCAACCGCAGAGATAATCATATTCAAAATATATTTGATATCATCACTCTCCATTTGGTCTTGTAAATCTCTTAATTCTTGACCTAATTTACCTGCATATTTTTGAGCTTCCGCCATGTAAGATGATCTCTTACCACCTTCTTCACCATCTACAGGTGGAGTTTCCATTCCTGGCTCTTCAGCTGGAACTTCCGCAGTTGGTTCTGCAGATGGAACATCACCCATTGCATCCGCTTCAGGTGCTGGTGGTATATCCATAGAAGGTTCCGCCATAGGAGCTTCTTGTTGGGGTTTGTTTTGTTTTAAAACATATTTTGTGGCTTCTTGTAATTCTTCTTGACCTCTTAACAATTCAAGTCTTTTAAATGCTTCCGCATATGAAGAAAACTTATTTTTATTCTTCATGAACATACCACCGATATAATCAAGTGATGATTCATTTAATCCTCTCTTTACATAGTAACCGTCTTTTTCTTTAACGATACCATATACACCACCTGTTGTTGATTCTTTAACCAACTCAGGTTTTGATGAAGAAGAACTTTTATTGTTATTTTTGTAGTATGTTAATTCAAGGATTCTTTTTAATTTGTCATCCCCGTTTAATTTTTCACTACCAAGTGGTTTTAAATCTCCCATTTTAATAAATTGTTAAGATATACTTATTCTTATCCTATAAATACATAGATATATAGAAAAAAATATGTATAGTTATTGTGTTATGGACAATTTCTTATCTACAATGTCCGTTTTTAATTTAAGAAGTTTCTCAATATATCCGTTTCTACGTAGTAGTTTAAATGTTAAATTTTCATAAGAGTATTCACCACCAGACTCAAGCCCACTTTGTCTAAACTCTTTTATTTTCTTTCTAAGAATATCAATTTGATTTAATGTGTCCTTTTTTATACCTTTTTTAATTAATTCGTCTATTTTTTTGGCATACTCCTCACCTTTTTCCAATATTTTTCTATCGTCAATATTTGGGGTTTCTTTCTTAGGTTCAACAACCCATTCATTGTGTAAAATCGAGTAAACGCCTGAAGATATATGTTCTTCATTCACGTCTTGGACATATACTTCCACATCAAAACCTTTGATTTTTATATCGTGATTGTTGTTCCAAACGTTTTTCTTTGCATCAAAAAACTCTTTAATTAGTTCTTTTGGGTAATTTAATTCATCGTAATCGATAAGTACATGTAAATCAACATCTGAATAATTAGACCAATTGTAATTCGCCAATGAACCGGTTAAAACTATGTCATGTATAAAAAACTCAACACCGAAGGTCTCTATAAAATCATCAGATACCTCTAACAATTTTTTTCTGATTTCTTCCCTCATTTTGAATTTACCGTCAACCAACTCAAATATGTTTTCACTTAAGTTGTCTTTAGATTCAAACGACTTAACAATTTTTTTATCAAGTTCCTTATCTTCAATTAAATCTTCAAAAAGACTCATGATTGTTTTTGATACTTATGTGCTTTAGCGATATTCTCGTTAAAAAACTTCCCCTGAGACTCGGCCATCCTGAATTTTGTGAACTTTGTCCAAGGTACTTTATTGTATACATAAATACTTCCGTTATTGAAAGTAACTGATAAATCCTCGGTTTCGGTATTATAAACTGCGTTTTTTAAATTTGATGATTGAATAGTGACTTCGATAATTTTACCGTCAATTTTTTCTGATATTATACCCATAGTATATTGTTTATATATTATAGATAATAAATACAAAAAAATAAACCCCTCATTTTGAGGGGTTTATTTATTAAGTCGATTAGATGCTTTTTACTTTTTTGTAAGTGTAATTCTTTGAAATGTTTTCATTGAAAAACTTACCTTGTGATTTCGCTAAACGAAACTTAGTGAACGTTTTCGAAGGAACTCCTTTGTATTCATAAGTTGTCCCGTTGTTAAACATTACTCTCAAATTCTCACTTAGGGTGTCGTAAGAAGCTGACTTTAGACTTGTTGATTTGATTGAGGTGTAAATCATTTTACCCGCAATTTGTTCTTGTTTTACTGACATGGTGTATTAATTTATATTATAATATACCAAAAAAACGTCAGATAAAAAAATTTTGAGGTAAATTAATTTAAACTAATTGTACGTTCTAAAGCCTTCTTTTTGTCAATTGGTAACACTAAAGTTAAGATACCGTTCTCAACCTTGCCTTCGATATCCTTTTCTTTTACATCATCAGGGATGTTGTAACTTTTAACAAATGAATGAACAAAAGAATGTTTTACATCTGTTTCTTCGTGGTCAAAAGAAATTTTTAAAACTCCGTCTTTGGTTGAAATTTTTAAATCTTCTTTTGTAAGACCAGGTACACTTACTTGGACTTTATACTCTGTTTCAGTTTTACTGATGTTAGTTTCTGGCGTCCTTAAAAATCTTGGACTTTCAAACATACTTTCGAAACCTTGAAAAAATGGGTCTTTAAATAATGTAATCATAGTTTATAATTTTTTATAATTGATTTTTCAATTTATATGCCAACGTAATTTTACAAAAAATGTTTAGACATATTGTCATAGAAAATATTAATAAAATGTCATTATGACACTTATTTTGTTTTTATTATTATTTGTGTTATGTTTGTAGTATAAACTAAACTTACATAATATGTCTGTAGATTTTTTCGAAGATGGTCCATCCCAAGGGCAAAAAAGAATACGTAAAGGTTCATCAACACCAATTTTAGACAATTTTTCTCGTGACCTCATAAAAATGGCAGAGGAGGGTAAAATTGACCCGATTGTTGGTAGAGATAAGGAGGTAAAAAGAATTGCACAAATTCTTTCACGTAAAAAGAAAAATAATGCTGTTATAGTTGGTGATGCCGGTGTAGGAAAATCTGCACTTGTTGAAAAATTAGCGTTAATGATTTACAGGGGTGATTGCCCTTCTAATCTCTTAGATAAACGATTAGTAGCTTTAGATTTAACTTCTTTAGTTGCTGGCACAAAATATCGTGGTCAGTTTGAAGAACGAATTAAGGCAATCATCAACGAACTTCAAGAATCACCAAATGTAATTGTCTTCATTGATGAATTACATACTATGGTTGGTGCAGGAAATGCTAGTGGTTCCATGGATGCCGCAAATATTTTAAAACCCGCATTGGCAAGAGGTGAAATGCAATGTATTGGTGCAACAACGTTTGATGAATTTAAAAAACACATAGAGAAAGATGGTGCATTAGTAAGACGTTTTCAAAAAGTTATTTTAAAAGAACCAACAATTGATGAGACGATTGAAATATTAAAAAATTTAAAAGATTCTTACCAAGGATTTCATAGAGTCGAATATGAAGATGGTGTGTTAGAGACAATTGTAAAATTGTGTCATCGTTATATTACTGATAGACAATTCCCCGATAAGGCAATTGACGTTTTAGATGAATTAGGTTCGGAAAAACGTGTTTCATCGAAAATACCTGAGATTATTGAAATATTGAAAAAACAAATTGAAGATGTAAGAGATAAGAAAGTTCAAGTTGTAAAAACACAAAACTATGAACAAGCGGCTAGATTAAGAGATGAAGAGAAAAAAATTGTTACAAAACTTGAAGAGGAAAAACTTAAATGGGCTGATACTCAAAAAAATAATAAAACACCAATTACAATAGATGATGTATATGAAATTATTTCAGATATGACTGGTGTTCCGATTACTAAATTAGATTCAAAAGAGACACAAAAACTTTTGAAGTTGGAACAAGTTCTCTCATCAAAGGTTATTGGTCAGGACGATGCAATCACAACAATATCAAAATCAATAAGAAGAAATCGTGTAGGTATTAAAGATGCGAATAAACCAATTGGTTCATTTATTTTTATCGGTTCAACAGGGGTGGGTAAAACTTTTTTAGCTAAATCAATTGCTGAAGTTTTATTTGGTGACCCAGATAAAATAATTCGTGTTGATATGAGTGAATACATGGAGAAACACAATGTGTCTAAATTAATTGGTTCTCCTCCAGGTTACGTTGGGTATGATGAAGGTGGTCAACTAACCGAGAAGATTAAAAATAATCCATTCTCTGTTGTGTTGTTTGACGAAATCGAAAAGGCACATAAAGATGTATTTAACATATTGCTTCAAATATTGGACGAAGGTCACTTAACAGATTCGTTCGGTAGAAAAGTGAATTTTACTAATACAATTGTAATTATGACATCTAATGTCGGTGCAAAAAGAGTTTCTGAACTAGGTGGTGGTGTCGGGTTTTCAACTTCCTCAAGTGAAAATCAAAAAGCTGAAGTTAGAAAAACTATGATTCAAAAGGCATTAAAACAACAGTTCAATCCTGAATTTTTAAATCGTATTGATGATATTATTTTATTTAATTCTTTGAATGAAGAGACACTTAAAAAAATCATTAATATTGAAATGGAAAAACTCACAAAAAGATTGAATGAAAAAAATTATAAAATTACTTTTGATAAGTCAGTTATTAATCGAATTTATGAATTAAACAAACAAGAGGAGTATGGTGCTAGACCATTAAAGAGAATCATTCAAAATCTATGTGAAGATTTTTTAAGTGAAGAAATCTTAAAAGGAAACATTGTTGAAGAAAACCCAATAACAATTAAGTTCAAACAAGACGAACTCGTTATTTGTAAAACAACAAAAAAAACAGTAGATAATGTATAAAAAACAACTATGGGTGTTTGGTGATTCTTTTTCTGTTCCATTTGAAAAAGTAAAAGACGAACACCCATATGTTCCATATAAAGGGTATTGTCCAAAAATATTTTCAAATATAATCAGTGAAAATTTAAATTTACAATTGATGGACCGTTCACATGGGGGATCATCCAATTATGATATTTTTCACACATATATAAAAGAAATTAACAACATAAAAGATGATGATGTTTTAATATTTGGTTGGACTCAAACAATAAGATTCAGAATTGCATCTAGACGTAATGATTTTTATGATGTTATTATTGCTGTTGTTGAACACATGAAAGACCTAATAGATGTTCCGAGTAAATCTTTATTTGACATTACATTAAACCGTTCTAGTAATTCTATTTACTTTGATGAACTTTGTGATTATATAAGAATCATAAAAGAATCAAAACCGAATTGTCAAATACTACATTGGACATGGGTTGAGCCCTTATTTAAGGATTACTATGAAAATAATTTTTATAATTTATTAATACCATATAAAAAATATAAAACGGTAAAAGAAGAAACTAATGGTAATATTGATGATTTCCATTATGGTGAAGAAGCACATTTGGAATTATCAAATGATTTATTAAAATTTTTATAAATACTTTATCTTTTTTAAAAATCATATATATTTATATTCTTGTAGGTTCTCTTTGTCGATAACCTTTTCGTTTTTTTCATAAGTAAGTGGGGTTGAACCTACTGAAAGACCTTAAACCCCGACAGCCTGTTGGGGTTTTTTATTTAATTTGGTATTACGAATAAATTTTTGTATATTTACTATATATGAAAAAAGTAACATTCATTTTGGCTCTTGGTGTAACACTTACACTAGCAGCTTGTGGTTCAGGGTCAACCGCAACAGAAACAAATGACTCTACGGTAGCGAATGTGGATACAGCATCAGTGGCTGTTCCTGTCGATTCAACTGTATCACCAGCTCAAGGTGGTGGTGGTTCGGTAACTGATGAAACTGAAAAACCATCAGGTGCTATCAAATAAAAATTTTGAGCCAGTGTAAACTGGCTCATATTTTTTATACTTAAATGACAAAAAATGGAAAAAGAATTTGTAGGTGATTTAATTCTCTTACGAGGTCTACCAGGTTCAGGTAAAACAACATTAGCACACATTATATTACAACATCCGGCTAATTTAGAACAAGAAGTTCTTTCTGCTGATGATTTTTTTACAAATGAAGAAGGTGAATATAATTTTGATTCCTCAAAATTAAGAGAAGCACACAATTATTGTCAATTCAGATGTTCTGAAAGAATGAGACAAGAAAAATCAAGAATAGTGGTTGCAAATACATTTACTGAAGAATGGGAAATGGAAGAGTATATCAAAATGGCGGAACGATATAACTATAGACTTCATACCATTATAGTAGAAAATAGACACGGTAGTAACAATGTTCACGGAGTACCGGAAGATAAACTTCAAAAAATGAAGGATAGATTTCAAATCAAACTTTAATGAGTGAATTTATTTCTTCTTTTATTCAATCTGTAAATCCTCCACGAAAAACACCAATAAAAAATTGTGTTAAATACATTAGAAAAATATTATCAAAATGGTTTGTTACACAAACAAACACATCCAAATCATGATTTAACTATTTGGAATTATAGTCCAAAAGTTCAATATGAAAGATTATGGGATGATATTACTTTACAGTGTCGTGGGTTGGTTACTAATTCAAAGGGTGATGTTGTTGCAAGACCATTTAAAAAATTCTTTAATTACGATGAACATACACCGGAAGAAATTCCTAATGAATATTTTGAAGTGTATGAAAAAATGGACGGATCATTAGGTATACTCTTTTATTACAATAATGAGTGGATAATTGCAACAAGAGGTTCATTCACATCATCTCAATCAATCAGAGGGAAAGAACTCTTAGAAAAATATAATTACAATAGACTACATCCCGATTATACATACTTATTTGAAATAATTTACAAAGAGAATAGAATTGTGTGTAATTATGATTTTGAAGATATTGTACTATTAGGGATGATACATACAAAATCTGGTGATGAAATTAATATTCATAATAACCAAGAAGACATTCGTTTTAAAAACATGATTTCAAATATTGGTTTTCGTGTTGTTATGTTATATAAAACTTGGGGTGAGGGTTATGATATATTACGAGAAGAAATACCAAAACATAAAGAAGGTTATGTTATTCGTTTTAAGAACGGATTTAGGATGAAAATAAAAGGAGATGAATATAAACGTCTTCATCGTATATTAACAAATATATCAAACAGAGACATTTGGGAATATCTAAAAGAAAACAAACCTTTTGATGATATACTGGATAAAGTTCCTGATGAATTTTATAATTGGGTCAAAGAGACTGCTCGTGATTTAAAAATTAAATTTGAAGATATTGATAATAACTATAATGATATTTTCAATTCAATTAATACAATAAACAGAAAAGATTTTGCTGAAAAGGCAAAACAATATCCTCATTCATCGTTGTTATTCGCAATGTATGATGGGAAACAGACACATAAAATAATTTGGAAATTATTATATCCAAACCATACAAAACCATTTAAGAAAGATGAAAATTGAAAAAAAACGTTTATATCTCGATGATGTTAGAACCCCAATATCTGAGGATTGGGTAGTTGTAAGGAACTACGATGAATTTGTAACTGAAATAAATAAATGGGGTTTAGATAAGTATGAAATTATTTCTCTTGACCATGATTTAGGTGAAGGTGCGATGATTGAATATTATACAAATGTTAAAAACAACTTCACATTAGATTATAGTAATATCGAAGAAAAAACCGGTATGGATTGTTGTAGATTTTTAATAAGTGAGAGTATGAATAAAAAAATACCCTTACCACAAATTTATATTCATTCTGCAAACCCGATAGGTTCGGCAAATATGATGGGATTCATAAATAATTATTTGATGAATTGTGGACTACCTCAAACATGTATAAGAGTTAAAATAGACCATACAATACATGAATCACATTTGATACCTCCTGAGGAAAGAAAGGCTAAATGGGATAGGAGTAAAAAATAATTTTTTTATTTCATAATTTTTTTTTAATTTTAACGACTAAATTACAAACCTATTAAAATTAAATTGATGAAAAATGTTAAAGCGAAACCACATAAAGAGTTGATTATTAATGGAAAGTATTCTGAATTTGGTGATTTTTATGACAAAAATAAAGAATTAATTTATAAATCCATAATAGATTTATTTTCTGAATTTAAAACAACAAGAAAAAAGGTTTTACAATTATACATATGGTCAAAAATACAAGGTTTAGAATGGGATACGGAATTTAACTTTAAAAAAGAGGATTCGATTGTCTTAACTAGAGATATTATGCCCTACTTTGAAGAAATAGAAGATTATGAAATGTGTGATAAAATATTAAAATTATATAAAGAGTTGACTAAATCGAAATAATTTATTATATTATTATTGTATCAGGAGAGAGATACATTTATTTTTTGTCATGTCCCCATGGTTTCTACTATGGGGATTTTTTTATAACATCATTCTCGAACCAATTAAGAAGTTGTGTAAAACGGGTGAGTTCGGCATAGTGGACACATTCACTTTATAATTAAAACTAAATCCAAATCTTTTACTTAATTTATAATCAAATGTACTACCAAGTAAAAATCCCGCATGTCTATTTACGGTGGTAGTACCCATAAATGAATTATATGATAATGGTGATGTCATCATAAAAACTTGAGGTGATATTGATAATTTCTTGCTGTATTGATATGGTTTTGTCCAAAATATAACCGCGGATGTAATAGTACTATAATCAAATTTTTGTTTTGTACCTTTTAAAAAAAGATTGACAACACCAAGATTATAACCGTACGTACCATACTTCGGGTGAGGTTTAATCCACGTGTACCCAAGTAATGCCATGTAATTTCCATCCAAATAAGCTGTAGTAACACCATAAGAATGAATTGCATTTAGTTTACCATTTTTAAAATCCATTTTTGTATATCCACCTCCTAATGCAAATTGTTTTAAATTACTCCAAATAATTGCGTTTGCTGAAAAACTTTCGTCACCCATTAGTGATGATTTACTCCAACCTAAACCTAACATTGTATTAAATTTCATATCAGGATTTTGCGCAACAGTTAAATCAGATGCAATTAACATAGGATTAGAAAAATTACCTTTCTTTTTTTCTTTTTTATCTTCTTTCTTTTCGTCTTTCTTCTCTTCCTTTTTTTCTTCTTTAGATTCTTCTTTCTTTTCTTCTTTTTTCTCTTCTGATTTTTTTTCTTCACTCTTACTTTCCGATTTCTTTTCTTCAGTTTTACTTTCCGATTTACTCTCACTCTTTGACTCGGATGATGAAGAACTACTTTCACTCTTTGTTTCGGTTTTACTTTCTGAAGAAGAAGATGAAGACGATGATGAACCACTAGATGAACTATTGGATGATGAAGATGAAGAACTATTACTTGATGTTGACGCAGTTGAACTTGTACCAGTTGTTGCAGTTGAACTTGATGTTGACGCTGAACTACTCGCCGCCGTGGATGCTGAAGAACTTGCAGCAGAAGATGCTGAACTACTTGCGGCGGATGATGCCGAAGAACTCGCTGCAGACGATGCGGCAGATGATGCTGCAGAAGACGCCGCCGAACTTGCGGCATTACTTGCAGCAGTACTAGCAGCTTGTTGTGTTGCTTGTGAAACCGTTGTTTGAACTGTTTGTTGAACTACCTGACTTGTTGGACACGCCATTGAATTATAAGTTGCATATGTTGTTTGCAACCATAACTGTAATTGACCTGTTTGAACTTCTAATGGTGTGAATGTTTTAACTTGATTGTAAAATGAAACCTGTGCATTACCATTTATATAAGTTGTTATGGCAATTTTTTTCTCACCCGTACATTTATCAATAAAAGTTTGTGTATACGTTTGAGATTTTAAAGAAAAACTTATTAATATTAAAAGGAGAGAGATATAAATTTTTTTCATCAATCATCATATAGTTTTTCTTCATAATCCTTTATTGTAAATGGTGAATAAATTGAATATCTAACGTCATCTGATTTGTTTACCGTAACTTCATGGATTAAGTTATGTTTTTGGTGTTCTAATAATATACAATATTTGTAATCAGGTACAAGATTAACAGTATCATTTTTTGTATATAATTTTAATAATGAACCTTGTTCTTCTTTTCTATTTGCATTTAAAAAAAACAAAAGAGTAAATAATCTTTTACCATCCGGATCATTATCTTGGTGTTTTCTTATAAATGAGTTTTTTGGATATATGTTTATATTTCCGAGTAAGGTATTTTGATATTCTTCTTTTATTTTTTTTCCAAATAAATCAAATACAATTCCACAATACACTTTTTTTATTAAATCATATATACCAACTTTTTTATAGGTTTCATTCGAATAAGTTAGAAAAAAATTGAAATAGTCATCATCGTTATAACCATATGTTTCATTCAAATTTGAAAGAAATTCAAAGTCATCATATGTTATGTAATTTAAATCAATAATTTTTTTATACCTATCAAAATCAACTTCTTTAATTTTATTGATTACATTATTAGACCAACTAAGAAAACCTAATGTACTTTTGACTTCTGATAAATCCACATTAAAGTTTAAAATTATTTTAGATAATGAAGACATTTCTTCATCATTTAAAAAATCACTTAATTGGTAAATTTTATAATCAAATTTTATTTCCATTATTTGTTATTTAATCCAATTGATAATTGTGAATAACCTCTTATTGGATCAGTATCAAGTTTCAAAGTAAAAAATTTGAAATCTCTTATTATACCAACTTTAAATGTTGTAAAATTTGTATTTGATTTTGGAAACGATATACCACCTAAAGCATCTCTACCCTGATATCTTAGAATTTCATTACCAAATCCTATCATACCATGTACGCCCAATTTACCATATCTTTTACCACCACCCAAATACAATGCACCTTCTTTTCTAAATAATTCATCACTAACAGGAAAATCTGCAATAGCTAGATTACCATTAGGATAATACTGATTTCTATCTATATCATATGTCATTACATAATCCATAATAAAATATCCTTTTTTACCACCTATTGCTCC